GCCATAGTTGCTGCATTAGGATCAGATACAGGTAATATATCCACTCTTTCATCAAAGTCTTCAGCTTTAATATATTCTTCCTCATCCATTTCATAAGGATATGCAGGCTCAGTAAAGTCTTTAACTATACCTACTAAGATATCAAATTCTTTTCTCATAGAAGCATGGAGTCTAGCTTGTACTGCACTCATAACCTTTTGATTTCGTTCAAGTAATGCAAGTGTTGTTCCTACAGGAGCTTGGTTATTCATGTCAGATATCTTCATGTCAGATATGCTAGCAAAACGCCTACCTTCTTCTACTATGTTCTGTAATAGCTGATAAAGAGTTCCTGATGGTTCTTTGTATGGTAAGAAAGTTATATTATCTCGAATAGCACCACCTGGCACATCAACATCTCTAAACTCTCCAGGCATTATTGGGGTATCATCGCCTTTTATACGCAAGCCTCTTGCTTTTAAACCACCAGGAAGATTAGATAATGTTCCTGCATCTACAAGTTGTCTTAGTATAGACGTAGCTGATTTAGCTAAACCACCTACCATATGTATTAAACCAAACCCATAAAATCCTAATCCTGGTAGATATTGATAATGAACAAAGTGCATTCTTCTAATTTTTTTAGAATCATCTTCGTAATAATTTCTACGAATACTTAATATAACTCCACTAGGACAATCAATAGTGACAACGTATGGTATAGCTATACCTGTTTGTTCTCCTTGTTCATCTGTGTCTTCAAACCCTTCTAAATCCAAATCTACCTGCATTTCTAGGATAGTATGGCTTTGGTCGTAGTTATAAGTGTCTTGTTCTCCTGTAATATCATTGTATTTCTTCGTAATATCGGAGATATTCTGCGAACCTTCAGGTAACTCCACATCTCTATAGAAACCATTGACTTGCATCTTTCTAATTGTATTAGAAGATTTACGCATTACATGAGTTGCACGTTCACAAGTTTCTAAATCACTTGCTCCATAATTTACTACAACATCTTCTGCTGGAACAAATATAGAGCTAGGTCTATCTAAACTGGGGTCAAAGTAAACTTTACGAAAAGCTGAACCAGCCAAAGGTAAAGAAAATAACATCTTTTCTGTTTCAGTTCTGTATTCAGACATTTCATGTGTTAATAAAAAATTCAGATAATCTTCAACTCTTTGAGCTTGTTTTTCTTTATCGTCAGTTATTTTACCAACTATTTTTGTTCTTACAGGTCCTTGAGCTGGAAACATTTCCGTTATTGACTGAGACTGAAAACGTATTACTGCTTCTGAAAGCATTGGGTGAAATACTCCACAAGCACCAGACCAAGGTTGAGTTCTTTCTTCTATCTTTAATCCTAATTGGTCTAAACCTTTAGTATAAGTTTCTTCCCATTCAGAACGAGATTCTTTATCTCCATTAAATGAACTTATTAATTCATTGCCTAATTCATTAAGTTTATTGTCATCAATAAATTCAGCTAAATTAGAATTAAATCCTTCATCGCCTATCTCTTTAGCGTTAGGGTCAAAGTCAATAATCATACCCCCATCATCAGTTTCTATAGCTAATGATTCAGGGTCTTCAATAGTTATTTGTATTTCTTCGTCTGCCTCTTGTTCTATAGTGCCATCTATAGGTGTTGCAGGTCTTCTTTCTATTGCCATTTAATATCCTAATAATAATTTGCAGTACGATTATGTTCCAAAGGTTCATCTTCTTCGTCAGAATGCAATGAAACAAAACCACCTTGTCTAAATCTTAACAGAGCTTGCGTAGTGCTATCAACTAAATCATCATGCTCCATATTTGGAAATCCAGCAAACTCTTCCATTGTTTCTTCTGCCCAGCGTGTTTCAGGACACCAAACCACACCTGAAGCAAATAAATCAGATACAGCATTTACTCTTGATATTTTATCATTTCCTCTACTAGGAGTATATTCCTGTACTGGTATTCCCATTGCCCTCAATTCAAATATTAAAGGCATACCTGCTGCTTTTGCTTCTACAATAAACGCATCAGGTGTATAAGCTTTGTATTTTTCCATAGCCATTTTCTTTAACTCTGGAAACTCTAAACGCTCTTTATACGCATCTAACAATATAAGATTAGGTGCTAGCATTCCGTCATCATCTTCTAAATAAAAAACACCCCAGGTTGTGCAAGCAGAAAAGTCAGCTCTTTGATTCTTCATAAAAGCTGTATCCCAAGACTGAATAACAAATTCACATTGAGGTGGCTCTCTGTTTTCCCATATCTGCCACCATTCTCTTTTTACCAACGCTCCTTCTTCTGAAGTAGGGTCTTGTTGGTATTGAGCCATCCATTTACTATTGGGTAGCTCGGCTTTTAAAGCCTGTAATTCTTCCATTTTCCAAAATTCTGCCCACAAAGGATTACCTGAAGGCATAATGGCAGGAAGCTCTATCACTTCCCATTGGTCAGCACCGCCACGTTTTATGCTAGCATCTACAACTTGACCAGTTAAATCTTTATTGTGCCACCTTGTCATTACCACAACGATAGAACCATTTGGTTGTAAACGCTGTCTCGGACCTGATGTATACCACTCGTATGTTCTATTGAATACGTTTATATCGGCACTTGCACCTTCTTGTTCTGAATGGGGGTCATCAATGATTAAAAGGTCAGCACCTTTACCAGTTACCGCACCGCCTACCCCTATCGCAAAATACTCCCCACCTTTGTTTGTATTCCACCTACCTGCTGCTTTGCTATCAGATTGCAAGCTAACATCTGGAAAGACTTCTTTATAATCTTTACTATTAACAAGGTTTCTAACCTTCCTACCAAAGCCAACCGCTAGTTCAGCCGTATGGGCAGTCTGAATTATCTTCTTATCTGGGTATTTACCTAGAAACCACGCAGGGAGCAAATAAGAAGCAAACTCACTCTTTGTGTGTCTAGGGGGCATATTGATGATTAAACGCTTTAATTCGCCTTTAGCGACCCTCTCAAACGCATCAGCCATTATCTCGTGGTGTTTACCATGAATAAACGCTGACCACATCTCCCCAACAAAGGTCATAAACTCATCGTGGCATTTCTCCCTATTCTTCGCTTGCTCTAATTCTTCTAAAAGAACTAGTAACTCTTGCTTTTGTACAGGAGATAGATTTTTTACTTTACTAAGAACATTCTTATTCATACTTAATATGTAGTATATACCCAATAAGTAGATACTTCTTGAATTAAAAACTTAATAAGTACCCAATAGGGTAGGCACTTATTAAGTAGAAACTGGGTAGTAAGTAGATACTAGGTATATATATCTACAGATTTTACCATAATGCACCCCCTTCACATAAAAATCAACCCTAAATTGAAAAAAAATAATATGGGGGGTTGAGACTCCTATGGCTTTATCTAAGAAAGGGGGGGTTACTTAGTGAAAACTTGCTAGCAAAATGCAATAACATAGGGGGGTCTATAAAAAGTAGTCTATGAATGTGTGAATCACTATGTATATATGATAGTCAGGTAGCTGTTTCTCTCCTGTGGGGGTGGGGGTCGTCTTCTGAATCTCCGATCTGATAACAAAAGGGGGGGCTTCTGATCTGCGCGTATGTGTGTGCGTGAGCCTACTGTTCTCCTTCTGCTTCCTGTAACAATGCAACGATCTTCTCTTCTATCTCTTCTTCTATGGTCTCGCTATCCCTTGCTTCCTTTATCTCTATGGTGTCATTGAAGAGCGATACTGTCTTGCCCAGTAACTCTAATGCTCTAACTCTTGTGCTGTCGCTGTCTGCTTCTTTGCTCTCCGACATTAGCCTTTCTAAAACGTAGTTCCTTGTTCGTAGGGAAGAAGCTACTGAACTATCCTCTTTCCTTTGTATAGCCTTATGTAAGCTTAGTGCTATCTTAGGGTTAGCTACAAGCTTACTGGCTTCTACTTCTACCCACTTAGGTATTTTGCCTTGCTTGGTTAGAGTAACGTCATACACTTTCGCATACGCTTCTTTATAGCTACCCAACTTCCCCTTTATTATCTCGTCTACAAATGCTCTTTGCTTAATGGTGAGGTCTGTCTCTTTGTTCACGATCTTGAGGTTAGGTTTTTCTGTCTTGTCTGTCATGGTTCTGATCTCCTGTTACCAGTTAATTATTATCTACCAGTAAGGAGTATTTTGGTATGCTCTCATTCTGCTAGCAAATATAATGTTGCAATGATGCTTAATGCTGTTAAACTGTCACCATACAGAGCAAACGGATGACCCTCTTTAAAAGCTTCGCCAGTCTCACGAGAGATTGAAGGTTCTAGAAGTAAGATGCGATAAGGTTCAAATATAGTGAAGGTCGCATAAGAATCCGCCTAAGAAAGTGGCTAGTGTGAGGAGAGTGTAAAGGTTATGTGCAAGGTAACTGAAGAAGCAAGACCCACGAAACTCAAAGAGAATGAGTGTGTCGTTTAGCTATCGAGAGATACCTAATTGGAACGAAACATTAAAGAGACATATTTTGAAACTTTGAGGACAGTCCTCCAACTGTCGCAAGGTGTGTACCTTGCCTGATGAAGCGAAAGCAGAAACAGTAATTAATAACTAACTATGGAGGTTAGAAAACTATGGCTAAATTACACCATACAAAATACAAAAATAATTATAAAAACTTTATCTTGGGATGTTTAAAGACTGAGGATGTTTTTATAGATGAGAAACCAACTGATGAAGAACTGATCAATTATTTATTTGATAGGTTCAATTCTGAATATGGTTGGAGCATAGAGAGACAAGGCAAGCAAAAAGCTTTAACTGATTGGTTGCAAGGGTTAGCGATTCACATACCTTTCTACTATGAAGATATCATAGCGTTAGCGGTTGATATGGGTTCTATTGATGAGAATCCTAGTGAGAAACTTGCTCAAAGAGTATGTGAGAATTATTGGTCTTTTATGGCAAATATGATTCTTTCATTTGAGCCTGTGGAGGTTGCGTAATGAAGATCAAAGTTGTTTGGAAAAATGTCTTTGGGAATTACCTTCTTTATCCTGTCTGCGATACTGCTGAGAAATTAGCAAAGCTGACGAGATCAAAGACCTTTAACGATTATCACGTTGAGGTAATCGAAAGCCTAGGTTATGAACTGGAGGTTGTTCCTTTCATACCTAGATAAGCCTACTGATGAGATTGTGAGATTCAATCGAAACTAGACTGCTTGCGGTCTAGTCTAGGTGCTTGCATGGTGCAAGCATATAACTAACTAATGGAGGTTAGAAAAATGGAAGATAAATTAAAATTTATTGAGGATGCCTGTAAACACAGATTTAAAACTTATAAATCTAAGCGTGTGATTATTGCTGAAGAGGTTGGTGACGACCTTGATTTTTTGTTCGACCTTGTCAAAGATAATCCTGAAGAATTTCATGGAATTATTAAGGACATCAAAGAGAGAGCAAGGAGAATCATTGAAGCAAGACTCAATGTTTATTAAGCCTACTGATGATTAGCTGAAATGCTATGAAACGAACTTGACTATGGTTGGGTTCGTATAGGTGCTTGCATGGTGCAAGCAACATTAACTAGAAAAAATTGAATGGAGGTTCAATATGTTTCCAAGTAAAGCTTTGCAGATTATGAAATCTGTATTAAATGGCGGTAACTCGCCTTTCCTCTTAGGAGGAACTGGGGTCGGTAAATCTGCGGTTGTAAGACAACTGGCAGATGAACTGGCTAATGGTAGAGAGATTGTATCTGATGAAATTAATCCAACTGCAAAACAGTTTGGGTGGATAGACTTCAGATTATCCCTCTATGAATCCGTAGACCTTGGCGGTCTGCCTTACATTGATGACAGCGATCAACAGAAGCGTGCCTTCTTAGGCAATCTTCCTATTGGTGGCGAAGGTGTTTTATTCTTTGATGAATATGCACAAGCGCATCCAAGCGTTCAAGCAATTGTAGGACAGATTATTTATGAGAGAAGACTGGGCGAATACATCTTACCTGAAGGGTGGAAGATTATTTGCGCGGGAAACCGATCTTCTGATAGGGCGGGCAGTAATGCTCTTCCTTCTCATGTCGTAGGTCGTTGCTCAATTATTAACTTTGAGCATAGTGCGGATGACTGGCTCTCGTGGGCGGTTGAGAATGATGTTCACCCTGACGTTTTAGGTTACATCAATTTTCAGCCTGAATGGTTGAATGAGTTTGATCCAAAAGTCAAAACTCCTCAGCCTTCACCTAGAGCATGGACAAGACTGTCTGACACTTTGAAGACAAGTCCTCCTGATGAACTGAAGCAATTAATTTGTGAATGTGATATTGGGGAGACTGCTTCAATTGAATTCATGTCTTTTCTTTCCCTTAAAAATGAAGTGCCTGATCTTGAACTTATTGTTCAAGGTAAGGATGTTGAAGTTCCTGATAGCGGAGGTATTTGTTATGCAACTATCTGCGCTCTTGTAACTGTCATCAAAGAAGCTAATGAACAGAACGTCACTAGCTACTTCAAGAACTCTCTTGACTTCATTAAGAAGTTTCCTTCTCCTGAGTTTGGAATCTTCTTTGTTCGTTCTGTAACTGGAGCAAGACCTGATCTAAAAGAAACTTCTACCTATGGAGAATTTAAGGTAGAAAATTCTGATCTAGAAGTCTAATCCTACGGGTTCGATTCCAAACCTGTCGTGTATGGGGAAGAGAATATTTATTATTTACTGGTAAATCTTCTTTTCCCCTCTACACATTATCTGATATTGAGATGTGTTATCTCAACTGACGATCTTGAAAAAGTGAAATCAGATAACTTTATCTAACTGAATGGAGGTTCAATTATGGATAAAAATTTAAGCACAACTCTATCTGAGAATGCTACGTTGGTTCGTGTCGTTTTAGGACACCCTAGCGGAATAAAATCAGATAAGAGTTTAAAGAATGGGTTAGCAGAAGAAGTAAAATCTAATGCTGATCTGTTGAGTGTTTCTAAGCACATTTTTGGTCGCAACGTGAATAAAGAATTCCGTAGCATTATCAATGGGTTTAGGAACGATTTCTACTATCCTTTGACTTTACCTTGGTCTGATACTTCAGACGAAAAGGGAGTTAAGGTTGGGAGTGGTTGGCGATTATGCCCTAACTCTAATCTCGATAATCTTATTGCAGAAATAAACAATGCACAAAGAATATGGGATAGAGAAGTTGAGGGATTTTTCGAGCAACTTCCTGAAGATATCGCAAATGCCAAGGCTAAGTTGGGTGATGCTTTTAACGAAGCAGATTATCCAACTGAAGACTGGGATTTAGATAGACTTAGAGATAAATTCATCTTCCAGTACGAAACTGATGTCTTACCAACTTTTGGTTCTGATATCAGATTGAACGTATCTGATGAATTGAGAAAAAGGATAGAGAGTGATGCAGTAAACAGAGCAAGCACCAACATTAAAAACATTTTAGTTACTACTGTTGATGCTCTTGTTTCGCAAGTAGATCACTTAGCTGAAAAGCTGAAAGCCTACGACCCTGAAAACAAGCAGAAGGGATTTTTCAACAATAGCAGTATCGAGAAATTGAGACAGGCGGTTGAAACTCTTCCCTCTATTAATTCAGATATCTTAGGCAACGATCAAGCGATATCTGATGCTCATCAACAACTTGTAAGCGTTCTTGCTTCTATCAACTCCGTTGATTCTTTAAGGGATGAAACAGAGATAGGAGAGTCAAAACGTAAGCAAGTAGCTGAAGGTCTTGAACAGTCTGTTGGCGGACTTAAAGGTGGGTTCTTAGAACGTGCCTTTGGAGGTAAGAAAGATGACTAGTTTAGAGAAGATCATTAAAGCTAGATCAAAGCTAATGCAAGGTAACGTAGGTATGGCAAGTATGCTCCTACACCTTGACTTGGTAGAGGTCGATTCTTCTAAGTGTGACACTATGGCAACTTGTGGAAAGAAGATTTATTTCTTTCCTGATTTTGTTGAGGGTGTTACCGAAGAAGAACTGCAAGGCGTACTTGTTCACGAAGCTTTTCACGTTGTCTATGAACATCCGATAAGGAGAGGGAAGAGACATCCTAAAGTTTGGAACATTGCTTGCGATTATGTAATCAATGCTTACCTTGTATATGATTTAGGAATGATTTTGCCAACTGGCGGTCTTCTTAAATACTCATATAAAGGTTGGACTGCTGAGAAGGTCTATCAAGACCTTATCAAAGATCAAGATGCCTTGGCTGAAGCAGTAGCACAAATTCAAGAAGACAATGAAGACTTCAAGCCTGAAGATTCGCAAGATTCTAGCGGTGAGGGTTCTTCAGATTCAGATGAAGAAGGGAATGATGAAGAATCATTAACTGGTCAAGGAAATATTTCTGAAGACCCAGCAGATGATTCTGACTCTTCCGAGACTGGAGAGATTGACTTGGATTCTATTCCTACTGCAATAGGTGAAGTTTGGGATGCTACCAACGAAGAAGGCAAGCCTTTGAATGAAGCAGAACTTCAAGAATTGAAGGGCGAAATTCAAAGAGCAGTTTCCCTAGCTGATAAGCTAGAGCAATTTGGAAGCGGTACTTCTAATGTTAAAGGTGGTATAGATGAAGAGAAGGATGCAGTAGTTTCTTGGAAAGAAATGCTGAATGACTTCTTGCAGTCTATAACTTGCAACGATTATTCGTGGTCAAGGCTGAACAAACGTCATTCTTGGAGGGGTATCAATTTGCCTAGCAAGGTTCGTAATCCTGAAGGAGGAGAACTTGCGATAGCGGTTGATACTAGTGGAAGTGTTTCTCAACATGAACTTAATCAGTTCGCATCTGAGATTCAAGCTATGGCAGAAGACTGCGGTTTGGATAAGGTGAGAGTTTGCTATTGTGCAGATACAGTAGTCAAAAATGAGCATGGTGAATGGTGGGATATCTACGAACTTAATCAAGGTGAAGACCTTGAACTCAAGGTTCGTGGCGGTGGTGGAACTAGTTTCGACCCTCCCTTCCACTTATTCAATGAGTGGTCTGATGACATAGAAGACGTTCAAGCCTTTGTTTACTTTACGGATGGATATGGAACTGTAGAGCCTGAACAAGAGCCTGAGTGTCCTGTAGTGTGGTGCGTAACCCAAAAAAGCAGATATGCTGAAGAACTTCCTTTTGGAGAGTTGGTTTACGTTGATACTGCTAATTTCTATTGATAAGTCGATTCTAAGGGTGGGTTAATTTAGGAGATGTCCTAGGTTAACTCGCCTTCAGTTTCGCTCGCACGTTGGACTTATGGAGGTGGTTTTCCTTAAAACTGATCGCAAAATGTGTATTTTGCCTGATGATGACTCAAAAGAGTCGAAATCAGTTTACTAACTATTACTTACAATGGAGGAAATTATGAGTGATAAACATGAAATGAAACTAATGGATAACGAAGTGAATAACTTGAGGAATCAAGTATTTTATCTTAATGGTCTATTAGACAAAATAACTGAATGGCTTGAAGATGAAGTAGATCATAACGAACCTGTACTTAGTGGAGAGGAGGAATTATCAGACGATACTTTTGAACTTCACGAAGGTAGAAGTGAATGTGCTACATCTTTACTTGAACAAATTAAAAAATGGGAGAGTGAAGATGAGTAGAGATATAACAGAAGTTATTGATGATGATTGCAGAGATCAATTAGGGCATTCTAATTGGGTAATTATTAGCACATTGTCTGACCAAGAAAAAGTAGGAATAGAAACACAAGGTATTTTGAAAACCTATCAAGGTGTTGATGTTCTGTTTTATTGGGAGAGTGAAGATGAGTAAGCCTGAAGCGGTTATTAAATTAACCAAAACAATGCTTAACAAATGTATTATTGATGCTAATGCTAGCGTTAGAGAATTTGTTAAGACTCAAGATGTATTCTTTGATGATATGTTAAGTGGTTCTTGGCACAGTTTTCAAGCTGAGTTTAAAAACGGAACTAAAACATTTATCAAATGTTACAGAACTAAAAATGCTAGAGCAGATAGAAGGATATCTATTAAAGGTATCAAGGCTCAAGCAGATGTTGGTGATACTGTTACGTTCACTTTGAAAGGTGACAGAGTAATCTTGGAGGTGTCGAAATGAGTAAAGAGATTCTTAATGAGTCTTTGTTGGCTCTTATAGACATTAATTCTACTATCTACACTAAAATTATAGGCACTAATATTGAGGAATTATCAGGTGAGCCAAGCAGTAAGTCTGCTGAATTCTTTGATTTACTAAGTTTCTATAACGAAAATATATTCGTAGTCGAAAGGTGGTTAGATAAACTTTATCCTGAAAGGTTTGAATCAAAAGATTCTATAGATATGACTAGAGCAAGGAGACTTGCTTTTATTCGTGTTAATAAAGTTTGTGAATTAAGGGAGGAAGATAAATAAATTAAAGGCGGTAGCTACTTAGGTAGTTACCGCCTTTTTTTTTGGTCTAAATTTTACAGCGAAACCCCGTCATTTGTCCTGCTGTAAATAATATTTACCAGTCATAGATTTTTATTGGGTGAAAGCCGACCTATTGCGGTGTTTTTGTAACCTGTGGTTTTTTACATCCATAAAAAAATATTTACTGGTAAATGAAAAAGGGGGGGTAATTCAATTACTAGATATAGTGTCTGACCGACAGAAATAACACAAGATGTTGTGGGCTTTGTAAAAAATATTTTATTAACCAGTAAATTCCTGTGGATAAATCTGTGAATAAATTGTGAATAAGTATTGCATTGTGCAATCAAATGAGTTATAGTTTTTTTACTGATTTAGGAAAGCCTAAATTAGTAACCTCCATGTCTAGTTAGTAGATGTAAAGGGGTAGGTTGTCCGAGAACCTATCCCTTTTTTTTTGGTCTAAATTTGTGAAAGTCATTGCAAATACTACAGGCAGATAAAATGGGTAGTGTAGGAAAGAGATGAGGAATGGCGTAATAATACAGCAGTAGGCGTGATTAACCGAATAAATATCTATAACCAGTAAATATTCTCTGCGGGATACAAAATACAACTGGTGTAGGAAATACATCAATAGGTAACACTACAAGTAATGCAAGTAGTAACACTACCAATCAATGTGTTCAGTCGCTTTCAATTTGATAGCATTTTGCCTATAATGAATGAATGTTTGCGGTAGTAAGACACACATATCAATTAGATATTCCAGACCCTAAAAATGTTTTTTCAACGAAGAGTAGTGCTAAGTGGGTACACTTAGTTTGGGTTTTTGATAATGAAATGGATGCGTTAAGTTTTGCTATCTCATTATTAGATGACCCTTTGATAACTGCTAATGAATGGCTATTAGAATCAGCCATACATCAATTAGAAGAGAATAGGTTTTATCAGGTAGGTCGAGAAAGTGTAGCTATAGCAGAAGTGCAAGAATCACCTGTGATAGTTTACGAAGATGAATTAACCGAGGATATAGAAGATGAGCAAAAGTCTATTCATTAGATGCTCGCAAGAAACTTATGAACTTGCACACGCATTAGCAAAAAAAGAAAGTCGTTCCTTAAACAAGCAGATAATACACATGATACATAGTGTCGCTGATGAAAAAAATGTTGCAGTTAATAAACTTTTGCAAGAATCAAGAGAAGCCGTAGGATTAAAAGAAGACACTCCTAAACAGGAACATGAAGAAACTCATTTAAGTGGCATTACAGGTGAAACTGTTAGTATTGAGAAGGGTTTATCAAGGCTTGCTGAAACAAAGAGACAGGACTTTCAGGACTGACGTACCAATAACTAAGAAGTGCATTAGCACAATCTTTAATCACTTCTAATTCAATTAAGGTAATCTTACTTGGATTATCAACCATAATTCGCCAAAAAATCCTTTCCTTTGATTTACCGCATAGCTCTCGAATGTTCTTTTGAACCCCAATTAAGATACAAGAACGAGGGAGAGGCTGAGAATTCTTATTACCAGTAAATATTCTTTCTGAGAGCTGGGGAGTTGCTGGAAAACTTCCTGATTTGGATATCATTCCTAGATACTTATCGCAGACGTTATGTTGTCGTGAATCAATTTGATCTTCGTGAAATAGAGAGTCAATAAGGTGTTGGTCTAGCACTATCGCTCTACCAACTTTAGTATTATTAAATACTCTTATAACTACTTCGTGATGTTTGTGCAGATATGGACTGCCGACATCATTAACGTGGACTTCCTCTTTAGAAATCCCAATCGTAGTCGTCTTGTATTTCTTCTGCTTCTGCATATCTCCCATTTACAGGATTAAATGTAAGGTCTGTTGAACCGCATTGAGCAGACCAACCCCACCTAGCCTTCCATACATTAACTGTCACACTACTATCACCTCTGAATACAGTCAACCCCATATCAGCTTTACTGAACCATGCCATTGACTTAGCTATGTCAACTCCTGTGACTATTGTTTTCTTACCACGTTCTGCGGGTTTTGTGGGGTGAGCGACAAAAAAGACTGCACAATCATGTTGCTTTGCGAACAATTGAACCTTTGTAAGCATATCGCTGACTGCATCAGTCTCTAATCCTTTATGATCTGTATGTATAAAATTGTATGGGTCTATCACTAGAATTCTTATGCCATATCTCATAACCGCACTAGCACCTTTCTCTAGTATTGATTCAATCGTTGGCAACCCTCCGTCTTGATAGTCTTGGAATAAGATGTGATCGTTTATCCAACTCTGAGCAAAGTCTTTCTCTTCTTGTGTCATTCTCTGATTCTGACCCTCAAAGAAAGGCTTACCGACAAGACATTGAGCAAGCTGAACAGAATGTAACGTAGGGGGTTTCTCAAAAGAACAGAAGCAAGTTTTCCAACCATAATTTTTAGCTACGTTTACCACTACTTGATCTATAAATGCGGACTTTCCGTCACCAGGGTATCCTGTTACTACATTCAGATAACCTGTCTGTAATGTGAACAATTTATCTACTGAATCTAAACCTGTGCTTACCCCTCTAGGTTTACCCTCTTCGTATAAGCTTTGGAATTCGTCTGCGTAAAAGTCAATGTTATTTAATCCATGTAAGGGAACTGGCTCTGCGTTTAGTATTTGCTTTCTGACTGTATCTGTATCTGTATTTATCAGTAATTCATTTGCATCTTTGTGACCTTTGTAATCTGCTATGTAACATCTAGCTTTGTTCAGTCTGCGTGATAACTCGTCTGCTAATATCTGACCATTATCATCTGAATCCGTAGCGAGTATAACTCTATCAACCCCTTCAAACAGGTGTCTGTCTTCCCATATATATTTAAACCTTCCGTCTTCAGAAGGGTCTATCTTTGAATCAGTCACTTTGTTTGGTGCGCCATTAGGAACTGAGTAAACGTCTATGTTGCTGTGGTCTTTAAAAGCTTCTTTTATAGCAAGTTGGTCTAATTCACCTTCCGTAATCACTATCGTTGATTCTATTGTAGGTAAACTGTCGTTGTGTACTTGCCTTCCCCACAACTTAGTAGCGTTGTTATCCCACCAAAAATCCTTACTCCCATTTGCTGATCTCCACTTAACTGCAACTGTCTCTCCCTCTGAGGCAAAGGTAAAACCTATGACTGGTTTATTATTTTTTTCTGCCAGAACACATCCAGATGCTTCTGCCGTTTCAATACTTATCCCTCTTGCCTTCAACCATTCTGCTGACTTACCCCTCTCGTTGTTCTGTGGCATCTTGATTGGCTTCCTCTTGGTTTCTGTTTTTACTACTGACATTCTGACTCCTTGCGTTCTAGACATTGCTCCTTGAATATTACAATGATGACAATGATAGACTATTGTTTCTGAATTTATATTAACTGATAAAGGTGTGTCACCTTTGTTTTTGGTTCTTTCTCTTTGACAATTAGGACAAGTTATTTTGTATTGTCCGTGTGCGTAATTATTTGTCTTGGGATTGTGTTG